CGCAACAGTGACGTCGTCGAGGGCTACACCATCGTGGCGACGCTGGACAGCCGGACGTCACCAATCTGCCGCAGCCTCGACGGCAAGACGTTCAAGCTGGGCAAGGGGCCGCGCCCGCCGCTGCACATTCGCTGCAGGAGCACGACGGTGCCAGCGCTGTCCAAGGAGTTTGACTTCCTCGACGAGGGCGGCACGAGGTCAGCGGAGGGCGGCCCGGTGTCGGAAGACATGACCTACTACGAATGGCTCAAGACCCAGAAGCCGGCGTTTCAGGACGACGCCATCGGGCCGACGCGGTCGAAGCTACTTCGTGACGGCGGGCTGTCCGCCGATGAGTTCGCTCGGCTCAACCTTGGGCGCAACTTCGAGCCCATGACCCTCGACGAGATGCGGAAGCGCGAGCCCGGCGCGTTCAGAAAGGCGGGGGTATGATGTCGAGAAGCAGACGAAGAGCTTTCTCATCGCCAAACCGGGACCGCCTATCAACGTACCAGTCGGCCCATTCGCTCACGGACGCGATCGAATGCTCGGCCCCGCGTTGTAGCAGGTGCAGCACTGGACGAAGCTGGTCGCGGTCAATGCGTCTATGGAACGCTGCCTCTTCTCGCGCAAGCCGCGGAGCAACGACGGCGTTCCACAGGTGCATGTCTAGATACATGGATCCGAGTGTACCACAACGGGGCAGTGCCCCAGAAAGAGAGCAGCATGGATTTTGACTTTGGACCAGTCGAGACGTTGGACAAGGTTCCCGAGCAGTTCCGCTCGATCTACGGGACCGAGGCGAAGGACGGGAAGTTCCTGCCCGTCGAAGCCCACAAGGGCGTGATCGAGGCCTTCACCGGCATGGCCAAGGCCATCAAGGCAGAGCGCAAGAGCAAGGTAGACCTGACCCCGCTGCAGGACTATGGCAAGACGCCGGCCGAGATCGCCGAGTCCTTCGCCACGAAGGTCAAGGGCCTCGAGGAGCAACTGGCGGCCGGCGCGAAGATCGACCCGGTGAAGCTCAAGGGAGAATTCCAGCAGGCGCACCAAGCCGAGTTGACCAAGCACAAGAACCGCGCCGAGGCGCTGCAGGCCGAGCTCTATCGGGTGAAGGTAGAGCAGGCCGTCACCGCCGCGGTAGTCGAGGCCAAGGGTGATCCTGACCTGCTGATACCTCACATCGTGAAGCGGGTCAAGATCACCGAGGACGGCGGCAAGTTCGATGTCGCCGTGCTGGACGATGCTGGCGACAAGCGCTTCAACGGCGTGACCGGCCTGCCCATGACGATCAAAGATCTGGTCGTCGAGATGAAGGCCGACAAGAAGTGGGGACGCGGGTTCGATGCCGACGCGCCCGCCGGCGGCGGCATGCCCCCAGGTGGGCCCCGTCGCCCGCGCCCCGCCGGAGCGCCGCTCAGCTCCGTCGACAAGATCGCGGCCGGTCTCCGCAACTTGCCGACCACGTCCAGGTCGCTCACATAAGCGCCACCAACGGGAGCCATAAGCCCATAGGCGAAACTGATGGCTCCATAAGTTTCGCGCTTGACTTTTCGTAACCGCGAGTTCACGTTTGATCTTGACAGTCAGACAGCCTGCTCAGAGCCCATGAGGTGATCTCAGGCGCAGCCGGGTGAGCCGGATCGGCGGGAGGACGCAAACCCCTTTCGGTCGGAGATCACCTCATGGCATCCGTAACGCTCGCAGAATCTGCCAAGCTGGCTGAAAACCAGCTCGTGGCCGGCGTCATCGAGAACGTCGTCACGGTCAACAAGATGTACCAAGTCCTGCCCTTCGAGGGCATCGACGGCAACGCGGTGGCGTACAACCGCGAGAATGTCCTGGGCGATGTCATCGTGGGCACCGTCGGGACCAAGTTCAGCACGGCCGCAGCCGGCAAGGCCGCCGCCACGTTCACCCAAGTCACCAGCTCGCTCACGACCATCATGGGCGACGCAGAGGTCAACGGCCTCATCGAGGCCACGCGCTCCAGCGACGGCAACGACCAGCGGGCGGTGCAGATCGCAAGCAAGGCGAAGTCTGCCGGGCGCAAGTACCAGGACATGCTCGTCACCGGGACCGGCGCAGACAACCAGTTCACGGGGCTTCTGCTCCTGTGTGCCGCTGCCCAGAAGGTCGCCACCGGAGACAACGGCTGCGCGCTGTCGTTCACGGTGCTGGACAACCTGATGGATCTCGTAACCGCCAAGGACGGGCAGGTGGACTTCTTCACCATGCACGCGCGGTCGATCCGCCAGTACCTCGTGCTCCTGCGCGCCCTCGGCGGCGCCAGCATTGGCGAGGTCGTGAAGCTACCCAACGGCGACGAGGTGCCCGGCTACCGCGGCGTCCCCATCTTCCGCAACGACTGGATCCCAATCAACCAGACCAAGGGCACGGGATCCGCCCAGACGACCATCCTCGCCGGCACGTTCGACGACGGCAGCCGCAGCAATGGCATCGCGGGCCTCACCGCCTCGAAGGCCAGCGGAATCCAGGTCGTTGATGTGGGCGAGGCCGAGGACGCGGACGAGCACATCATCCGCGTGAAGTGGTACTGCGGGCTCGCCAACTACAGCGAGAAGGCCCTGGCCCTCGCCGACGGCATCACGGCCTAACCGGAGGTTCGGGCTGGCGGGTAACAGCGTCGGCCCGACCACTCCACCAAGGAGCTCCACATGCCAGCCTACACCGTAGTCGCACCCGAAAGCGCCGGCCGCACCCTCATCGGCGGCAACAACGTGCAGATCATCTTCGCCGCCAGCGCGGCCATCGCCAAGGAAGTCGCCGCCGCGAAATACGACAGCGACGGGGACCTGTGGGCGGGAGCCACCGTCACGGAGATCGTGGCCGATGCCGACTGGGTCGGATGGACGTTCAACATCCGCATTCTCGGCGGGTTCGGCGTCGGAGGCGCATTCCCGGCATCGGTGTCATTCGTCGGGACCGCCGCCGACAACACGATCGACGAGGTCGCGGCGGCGCTGGTCGTGCTACTCAACGCCCTCGACGGGATCGCGAACGCGTCCTACGACGCCGCGACCAACATCCTGACGATCGCTGCCATCGCCGACGCCCTCGGTGACCAAAAGGTCGAGGTCGACATCATCCCGCCCGACGGGAAGTCGTCCATCACCGGACTCGTCGGAACCATCACGGACGAAGGGATCGAGGCCGCCGCCCTGACGGTGCAGCTCCCTGCCGACGCGGCCGTCATCCCGCAATCCGTGCTCCAGGCGGCCAACTGACCAGACCGAGGGCAACCGATGAAGGCGCGCAAGACCTACAAGCTCCGCGGGCACTTCGCGGGGCAGTCGGTTGTCCTCGGCGGTTTCCAGTTCACCCGGGGGGCCGTCTCGCTCGACTACTCCCCCGAAGACCACGAGAGAATCGCCAGGCATCTTGCCCAGTGGCAAGCGGAGGCAATCGACGATGGCAAGCGTGATTCTGAAACCATGCGGCCCCCGCAAGTGGTCGGCCACGTTCAGCCCGAAGGGCAAGGGTCTGATGCCGGTGGCGGAACGGCAGACGGCGTCCGACCAACTGAGGCCGCGCCCAGCGACCCAACTGTCAACGTGGGTCCCGAAGGGGACCGACAAGCGCCGAGCGTAGAGGAGCGCCTGCGCGCCTCCGTGCTCGCGCTGGACCCGGACGACGAAGGGAGCTGGACCGCATCGGGACGGCCATCCCTCGCTGCCATTGAGGCCGCGTTCGGATTGCCGGTCACGCGTGCGAAGATCGAGGCAGTTGCGCCGGGCTTCAAGCGGCCCGTGAGGGCGGGCGGGTGACCCTCGTCGTCCAGACAGACGAAGGCACGGCGGTTGGGGCAAATTCCTACCTCGACGTCGTTGGGTTCAAGGCGTACCACGACGACCGAGGCAACGACTACTCGACGTACTCGGACGCTCAGATCGGCGCCGCTCTCATTCGGGCCACCGACTACCTTGACGACCGTTTCGACTTCATCGGCTACAAGTACACCGGGATCGACCAGCCCACCGAGTGGCCCAGGGCAGACGCTTGGACGTCCGACGACTTCTGCGCTGAGGGCATCCCCGTTGCAGTAGTCGAGGCCACGGCAGAGTACGCTCTGCGCTCTCTCGCGGCCCCTCTGGCGCCCGACCCCACGCGGGGGGGGACCGGAGGCGTCATCAAGTCCATCAGCGAAAGGGTGGAAGGCGCGGTATCCAGGTCTGTCGAATACGTCGACGGCAGTGAGACGTACGGAATGCCAGACTACCCGCTGGCGGACGCCAAGCTCTACCGCGCCGGCCTGGTCCGCTGCGAGCTCAGTGGGGACGTGGAGCGGGCATGAGCGCCTTCTATGACGAGATGGCCGCCACTGCCTCGAGCCTGCTTGGAGAGTACGGCCAGCCCGCCACCTTCACCCGCACGCCCAAGATCGTGGACGGCGTGAGCGGTACCGTGACCGACGGGGACCCCACCACGTCGACGGCCAACGCTGTCGTGTTGCCCGCGAGCAAGGGCACGGTCGAGGCGTTCGACAACCGGCTCGAGGAGTTGAGCCTCGCCGGCAAGCAGCTGCGCTACCTCAAGGTGGCGGCCCTGGGCATGGACTTCGAGCCCGCGTCGCTGGACACGTGTGTTTTCGACGGGGCGACCTGGCAAGTGCTGGGCTGCACGCCGCTCAACCCAGCCGGAACCGCCCTACTCTACGGGATGGGAGTCGTGAAGCTGTGAGGGCGTGGAAGTTCAAGCGCTTTGGTCTGGAAATCTGGTGGCCCCGCGACCGCGACACCATCATGCTTCTCGCGTTCTGGGCGCTGGGAATTGCAGCGGCGCTGTTGGTAGCCACGGAGGGACCGCTGTGAGCCTCGCGGTGGACCTGGACAAGTTCGCCGCCAGCGCAATCGCCAAGGTCGAGCGCACGCGGCGGGGCGTGTGCCTCAAGCTGTTTCGCTTGGTCATCAAGGATACCCCGGTAGACACTGGGCGTCTTCGAGGAAATTGGCAGACGTCCCTTGCTTCGCCGTTGCTGGGAGAGTTGCCACTTAGGACGGGTGAGGCGGCCATTGGCGAGATGACGGTGGTGGTGAACTCTGCACGCGGCGACGTGCCGATCTTCTTTCGCAACAACCTGCCATATGCGGCCCGCATCGAATACGACGGCTGGTCGCATACCAAGGCGCCGGCCGGCATGGTCCGCAAGAACGTGGCGCGGATCATGCGACTCGTGGCCGAGGCTGTGCGGGAGGGGCGACTGT